AAGGCCAAGAAGGCCGCCTTCGTCGAATGAGCAAACTCACCAAGTTCATCTATGCCTCGGACAGTCACGGGGACATGGCAGACGCGGAGGCCTTGGCGGCCCTGTACGAGTTTACCAAGGACTTTAAGCCCGACATCCGCGTAGCCGGCGGAGATCAGTACGACTTCCGCTCCCTCCGCAAAGGGGTGGGCACGGACAAGGAAGGAGCCGAGTCCCTGCAGTCTGACATCGAAGAGGGTAAGCGCTTCTTCGACCAATGGCGGCCTAACGTCTGGCTATGGGGTAACCACGAACACCGCCTCGACGCGGCCCAAGGTGCCGGCTCCGCCCTGGTACGCGACTACTGCCAGGGGGTCAAAGACCACATCAACGCCCACGCCCGCAAGTGCGGCGCCAAGGTCATCCTGCCCTACCACGCCGACAAGGGCGTCTATCGTCTCGGCCCTGTGGCGATGGTTCACGGCTATGCACACGGAGCCAACGCAACGGTCGTGCAAGGCCTCCACTACGCCCAGCAAGGTGGCGCGCTTATCCACGGGCATACCCACAACCTCGCAAGCATTGCCCTGACCAAGCATGGAGGCGGCAACGCCTTCTCAGCTGGATGCCTATGCCGCAAGGAGGACATGACCTATAGCGCTCAGCGTCTGGCCTCGGCCCGATGGGGTTCCGGCTTCGTCGCGGGCTTTATAACTGCGGGCGGGGATTATAAGGCTTGGCTCGTCCACAAGATGGGCGACCAATGGATCTGGACGAAAGACCTCAAGACCTTCGACCCTAAGAAGCGATGAGCGAGCGCTGCCGAAAGAAGCTGATGTATACCAGGGCGAAGGGCGACCCCATCCTCGCCGCGGTCATGGCGGACATCCACCGCACCGCCGTCAAGCCCCCGCCTGGCTTCCTCACCCGTGAACAATGGGCGAAGAAGTGGAAACTCAAATCCATGGAGCAGGCTTGGCAATATCTCCAGCGGGCCATGAAGATCGGCATGCTCGTCGAGCGCCGTTACCGCGTGGTGACCAAGGGACGGCTCATGACCATGGCCCACTACGGCCCACGGAAAGCATCTTGACGCAGGGCACCCACGCCCCGTAGTCCTCCAAACCCTTCCTTCCTTCCATGACTCCTCCGAACAATGTCCCGGCGGAACGCCACCTCCTCGGCGTCCTCCTGCGTGACGGCCTCCACCTGCCCGGTGACCTGACCCCTGCGGACTTCTTTGAACCTGTCCACCAAGACATCGTCGCCGCGATGCTCTCCCTCGGGGCGGACGGCATTCCTGCGGACGAGCTGACGGTCACCCAGCGGCTCCGTGACGTAGGTTCACCTGTTGACGCCGCGACCGTCTCCATGCTGGTCAGCGACGCGGGCTTCAGTCCCTACGTCCCTGAACACGCGGACCTCATCGCCGACGCCGCCGTCCTCCGCCGTGCCATCGACGCCGCGAACCGGGCGACCGATGCCGACACCCTCCTCGGGCATTATGCCGTCCTCGCCGAGAAGCGCAACGCCTCCAAGCGTAAGCACGGCCCGCAGCGCATGGACTTCGACGGCCTCATGTCCTTCGACCGCAAGGAAGACCCCTCGACTATCATCGGCAACCGCTGGCTATGCAAGGGCGGCTCCCTCCTGATCGTCGGGCAATCGGGGACAGGCAAGTCCTCCCTCATGATGCAGGCCGCCGTCCATTGGTGTCTTGGGCGGGACTTCTTCGGCATCAAGCCCGCCAAGCCTCTTCGCGCCATCATCCTTCAGGCCGAGAATGACGCGGGGGATGTCAGCGAAGCCCTCCAGGATGTCGTGGCAGGTGCGTACATGGACTCGACTGAGCGTGACCAGCTACGCGACCACCTCGCCATCTACCGCGACACCGTCAGCACGGGAACGGCCTTCACCTCGGCCTTGGGCGACCTCATCCGCCAGCATCAGGCCGACATCGTCTTCGTCGACCCTCTCCTCTCGTTCGCAGGCATCGATGTCTCCGACCAGGAGCAAGCCTCCAAGTTCCTGCGCCATGACCTCGCCCCCATCCTCCTCGAGACGGGCGCCGTCCTCGTAGCCATGCACCACACCGGGAAGCCCAGGGCCGCGTCAGACAAGGAAGGCCAGACTGTCGCCGACCTTGCCTATGCGGGCCTCGGCTCCTCCGAGTTCACGAACTACTTCCGCGAGGTCGCCGTCCTGTTCCGCTGCCAAGGGGACGAACCGATCTACAAGTTCGGCCTGACCAAGCGCCGTGGTCGTGCCGGCCTCAAGGACCACGAGGGTCAGTTCAAGGGCGAAATCCATATCCGCCACGCCGCCGAGAAAGGGGTCATCAGGTGGGAATACAGCCAGCCCCCCTCCCAAGTAGGGGATGGAGTCGCCCCAAGGGATGCCGTTTCCCGCCCCGCTAAGGGGTCGCCACGGCCTTTTAACGCTCGGTGAGGGTCAACACCCGTACCCCACCCCTATGCCCCCCTCTTTCCGACCCCTCCAGACCCCCCTCCCATGTCGTGGACAATCCGTAGTCTCCCCTAAAGGGGAGGACAACAGACTCCTCCCCCTGCTTGGGGCAGGGGAGTCGTCTGCCTGGTCATATCAACCTCTCAAGGGAGAAGGGTAAAACAACGGCTCATGGGAAAGTATTACACCCCTAAGCAGATCGCCAGCATCAACTGGAAGAGGCGCTGGAAGAAACGCTGGGAACAGTCCCCGGAGGAGATGGAGTCTTTCCGCGTCAAGGCCACTAAGGCCGCTTCCCTCAAACGGCATGAGCAGAAGGTCGCACTCCAAGGCTTCCTCTCCGATTGGCCTGCCGCTTTGGACACGGCGACGTTGGGACGATACATCAATGAAGTGATACCGAAGGGATACCAACCAGCCTCCCTCGTCCGCCGGCTCAAACGCCTCGGCCTCATCCGTTACCGCGAGGACGGGGAATGCTGGCACAACCTTTGCCATTTGCCCAAGGAGCAATAACCTTTCCAATGGCCTTGTGACCAGGGCATCCAAGAACGACCTCACGGCTCCCGCCAAGGATGCCAAGTCGTTCGACGCGTGGTTCTTCGCACAGCCCAAGAAGTCGCAGGATAAGATGCGCGAGCTGGGAGTGCTGCCTTACTGCGACATGGTGCCGAGTAAGCACGTGTTCGACATCGACCCGAACCATCCGGCATGGGCGACACGGGACACGGACGGGACGCGGACTGAAGTGGATGCGTTCATCTCCCGCGATCATGTCGGCGTGATGCTCAAGGCGTTCATCGACGCGCTGGCCTGCACCAACAACTTCGCCTTCCGTCGCCACGTGGAACTTATCCGCTGGGCGCTGAGTCTGCCCGGGTGCCTGGACTCGCGGACCATCGGCAAGATGTATGGTCGCTCTCACTTCTGGATGAGGTCGAGGGCGATGGAGATCAAGCGACAGGTTAACTCCGACGCGGCTGGGTACTTCCCGCATGTCAATGCGCGCAGGGATAAGCACAAGATGCCACGAAAATGAGGAAAACGCCCCAATACCCCCGCCTAAGGAGTCTCCTAAGCCCCACCCCCCTTGTCGCGTGGCCCGACACCACGGCTCTTTTTTACAGGAGCCGTGAGCAAAAAGGGCCTGTTTCACAAACCCAATGGCTTTGACCAACTCAGAACTGGGTTTGGCCTTGGGCGTGACCGCGCAACGCGTCTCGGTCCTCAAACGCGAAGGCATGCCGACCGACAGCATCGAAGCGGCGAAAGCGTGGCGGGAAGCCCGGGCCAGCGTGCAACGTGCCCAAGCGCCTAAGGCCGCACCTGCGCAGCTCGACGACGGCACCCTCGCCGACACGATCGCGGAACACCGCACCCTCGTCTCCCGTGCCCGCGGAGTCTGGCTCGCCGCGATGGAAGGGGGCGACCCGAACCAAGGTAAATACCAGTCAGCGTACAACGCCTCGCTCAAGACGCTCGTGGCCCTCGAGGAAGAGCAGGAACGCCGACTCATCCTGGCTAAAGATTACATCTCTTCCCGCGAAGCCGGCGAAGCGATGCGCGAACTCTCAGCGACCGTCGTCAACCGACTCGACAAACTCGCCCTCGACGTGGCGGAAGCCTGCAACCCGGAGAACCCAGCCAAGGCCGTCAAGGCTCTCGAGGCTTGGGTGCGCCGCGTGAAGGCCGAACTGTCCTCGCATGAAGAAGGCTGACCTGCTCCGCATCGGTCGGGATGTCCTGCGTCCGTCCGACAGCGGAGACGTGGTCGAATGGCTGGAGGATAACGTCCACGCCATCCCCGACTCACCGATGCCCGGGCCGTTCCGCTCCGAGCGGACTCCATGGATCGCCGAAGCGCTACGCATCGCCGCCGACCCTGAGACTCGGCTCCTCACCATCCTCGCCAGCATCCAATCGGG